GTAGACTAAAAGCAATCGGACTTAAACCCCAGTATGATATTTCAGCAAACAACAATCCACTACCTTGGACTCAGCACTGGATTTCCTCTAAAGGTCTCCAGGTTGCTCCCCAGGAAACGGAAGTAGAATCATACGTAGTCGGTGGTATTAAACAAGATGTTACCAAAAATACTTTCTCAGGATTCAAACTATGATGAATGGTGCGAACAAGAAATTATGAATGCTTATAAAGAAGCAGCGGAATGTGATGAGTTTATGTTCGGTGATTATGACTATTGCAAAGAATGGTTGGGAATGGACAACTAATCATTCATAGATAGAGGAGGTTATGCCTCCTTTTTTTATGCCAAAAAATCAAATAACAAAAGAAGAACTTAAGGTTCGTGTTTTAAAATTAAAGAATAATCTTTACAAAGAACACATTAGGCACGATATGGATATGAGGGGACTTGCCAATAAATATCTCAACGAAGTTCTTGATATAATTGATGAGTACAGATATTGACTATGAAAACCCTTGGACCTACAATGGAAAAGTATTTGGTTCAAGTGATATTCAAGATTATTTTGGCTTTGTATATCATATTCATTGCAATCAAACTAATCGTGACTATATTGGTAGAAAGTATTTCTGGAGTTTCCGCACACCAAGAGGAAAATCTAGAAAAGTTAAATCGGAGTCTGATTGGAAAGCATATTACGGATCCTGTCCAGAACTCAAAGAGGATGTAGACAAATATGGTAGGGAGAATTTTACGCGCATTATTTTATCATTACATAAAACAAAGGGCAAAACAAACTTTGAAGAGACCCGACAACTCTTCTTCCATAACGTCCTCACCGAATCCCTTGACAGCGGCACCCCAAGGTACTATAATAGCAACATCCTCAATAGATACTTCCGAAAAGACTATTATGGCAACAAAGACTGAAGATATTGTTGCACATGTAAGAGAATGGTCTCTTGACCGTGCTGCAGATAAAAGTATCTCTAAGATGGATGCTCGTGCTATTCTTGCTGAGTTCTATGAGTGGATTGAACCAGAAGATGATGAATTGGAAATTGTCTCTTTAGAACCTGAAGATTGACAAAATCTAAATAAAAACTTATAATGCTTACAACCCACCCCTCAAAGGTGGGTTTCACATTATGAGATATTGAGTGTGAAATTAGAGCCTAGGAGATTGCCCCTTGAGAAAGGGGAAGTGCGCTTTCTCTATTAGGATGTAGAGTTCAATCGGAGTTAATGCAAAATTTCTTTACAGTAGCCCTGCCTCTTGTGGCAACGGTTACAACCAATACGGCAACACTGCCTGGCGTGTTTCCTCCTCCCCCTGTAAGTGGTCCTCCACCATTCGCTATTATTCAAGAGGAGCCTACATCAAAGACAGCGACCAAAGAGGTTGCTCCCGAAAAACCTAAAGAGACAAGGTTAATTTGTAAAGGGTGTAATGAAAATGAGAATGCTACCCTGGCATTTTTCCAGGAACGTGGTATTAAAGACAGAAACGCCCTTGCTACCATCATGGGCAATATTCGTCAGGAATCAACTTTTGTTCCTAACATTTGTGAAGGTGGTAGCAGAACCAGTTGGGGTAACTGCGGACGTGGTTACGGACTGATTCAATGGACATCTGCCAACAGATATTATGGATTGGGTGATTTTGCTAAGAAGTATGGTGGTTCTCCATCATCACTTCATACGCAACTTCGTTATCTAACGACTGAGGTTCAATGGCAACGAATTGAGGACAGGATGAAGACTCCTGGTAAGTCTATCAATCGTTACATGGACTATGCGTATAGTTGGATTGGTTGGGGGCATCATGGTGCTCGCACTTCGTATGCTCATGATTATGCTTCCAAACTGATCACGGTAGAAGTTTGATAAAATAGAATATAACAACTGAATAATAAATAGAGGAGAGCGGTTGCTACTCCTCTTTTTTTATGTTTAATTTTAACTTCGGAAAGAAGAAACCAGATAAGAAGCAGATAATCCTTATAAGCGTCATACTCAGTGGTATCGTAGCAACCCTCTCCCAATGCACAGGAGCGCCCCAGGAGGCGCTCTGGGACCTTCTAGACGAGGTACAGAGGTCTCTGTTCCCAGGCACCATAATCAACGATGTCCTGCTCCAAGACCCTGGTGTGGTGGATAGAAGAGTTGAGAGAGATGTGGATAAAGCAATCAGAGAGTATGAACGCTTGACAAAGGACTCAGAACCACCTAGAGTACCTTTGCCCAGGTTGATTGAGAAAGATCCAGATGGCTCAGAGGCTCAAAGATTACTTGGTGGTGAAATGAGACTATGTGCTCCATGGGTTGACGATTGCCCTAAAGAACCTGTAAAATAGAATATATCGGGTAGGTGTCCGAGTGGTTAATGGAGGCGGACTGTAAATCCGCTGGCTCTGCCTACGGGGGTTCAAATCCCTCCCTGCCCACTTGCCGTGGTTCAAGACTTGAGATAGGATGCAGTGGGGCGCCTATCAAAAAGGATTGATTTAGATTCACAACCACACGGCATTTAGGGAATTATCTTGTAAAATAGCTCCGATGTTTTCCTCTTTGAGGTTTAGATTTTTTCCTTGACCGCTGCGGGTAAACGGTCAACCTGGGAGATTAGCTCAGTTGGTTAGAGCGCACGACTGATAATCGTGAGGTGCCAAGTTCGAGTCTTGGATTTCCCACTTGACAATCAAATCCTCAACTGATATGATTGTCTCATGGGTGTTGAGGGTCCAAACCTCAAGTAAATCCTACCCCTCCCATGCCTCTCACAGAAGCACAAACAGGGAGGTCTCTTGACTCAGTAGCTCAGTTGGATAGAGCATCTGCCTTCTAAGCAGTTGGTCGGGGGTTCAAGTCCCTCCTGAGTCGTTGGAGTTCATCTCCATATATAAAAGTGATAGAGGGTAAGCCTCTGTTATATCCTTATGAGGTATATTACGCTTACTCCATCATGCTTCAGTGGTGGAACGGTAGACACAGCGGACTTAGAATCCGCCGCCTTAAAAAGCGTGGAAGTTCAAATCTTCTCTGGAGCACTTGACAATCAAACTCAAAAGGTTTATGATTGTCTCACAAGCGGAGTTAGTTCAGCGGTAGAACGCTATCCTTCCAAGTTAGATGTCGTCGGTTCGATTCCGATACTCCGCTCTGAACCTTCGGGTTCTTAAAATGTGGTTCTGGGTGGAATTCCCAGCAGTTCCGTTAGGGACTGTCCTTTGTAGGTTCGATACCTACATCTTCCTTATGGGAGATAAGAACGGCTATTGGAAACCACCTCCTCTGGTAGTCTATTGGTAAGGACGGGTGGACAACACACATGGAAACTAGGTTCGATTCCTAGACAGAGGTACATTCCCTTATAGCTCAATTGGCAGAGCACGAAGCTGTTAACTTTGGGGTTCCTGGTTCGAGTCCAGGTGGGGGAGTTGGAAGTGATCCTGCGATAACCTCAAGAGCACTCCTTCCAACTAAAACCTAGAATATTTCTAGGTCAGGGGGATGGCCTCCCCTGTTTCGGGCGATTAACTCAGCGGTAGAGTGCCTCCTTTACACGGAGTAGGTCGGCGGTTCGAATCCGTCATCGCCCATTAGTGGTATAGTAATATGGAAATCAACGTATACGATAACAAAGGCAATGTATCAAATATCATAGAAGTAAATGATACATTAGAGTATGTAGATGGTAGAGTTAGTAAAGGTGACAAATATTATTACAAAGGATTAGGTCTTCCTTATCAGTGCCATCATATTCAACCAGAAGATATGTCTGATGAATATGAATTCATCGATGTTTGTGATGTTTTCTATATTGGTAATATAGTCTCTAAAAAGTCTTTCGCTGGAAAGTATGGTATCTTTCAAGAGAAATACCAAACCCACTTTACTGATTGGATTGGTGCTTGTGGTGTAAAAGAACTCAATATCTTTGAGAACTTATATGATGAAGGTGGATTTGAGTTAAGTGCTATTGATGTATTTGAATATCAAACCATTGATGAGGAGAACCAGCAATACTATCTTAAGGTTGATTATCCAGAAGGTAGAGATAACTATTTGACGAATCCAAATCCTAAAGAACTTAGAACATTGCTTGATTATATGATTCAGGAAGATTGGAATTTTCCTTGGGATAAAAACTCAATCTCAGATATTAACTCAAAATCAAAAGTAACAGATATTGCTGATATCTTTAAGTCATCAGATCTTTCTCATAAGATTGGAAGTGTATATTCTGTTCTTCAAAGTTTATATAAAGCAGACATAAACCAATACGCTGAGTTTTGTAATTTAAATTCTTTATCTCATTCTTCAAACAGAATTAGTTTTATTATCAATATCCTTGCTCTTTTGCAGTATAATGATATTGATATTAGATTCTTATATGACAAGACACCAATTGAAACTTATAAAAAAATAATTTTTGATTATCTAATTATTGGAAAGAACTGTGGTTTTTGTGGAGTTGGTAGTTGTAAAAGACGGGAAGACTCAAACAAATCATACGGAGAAGAAATTAGAGAAGAATATATTAGGAGAGCAAAACAAGAACTAAATATCTAAATACTTAAAAAAGAGTAAGATGCAGACCTTATATAAGTTACTTTCTGATACTCAGGCAAGTCTTTTTGTTCTGTTTCAAAAGACTTGGGTATATCACTGGAATGTTGTAGGAGATGATTTCAAACAGTTTCATGATCTCTTTGGAGAGCAATATGAAGCAATGTTTGGTGAGATTGACAGAATCACTGAACATATGAGATACTTGAATGTAAAACCAGTTCCTACTCTTTCTAGAATTACTGAAGTATCCCATATCTCAGAAACAAATAGTGGACTAGATACTATGGGTATGGTTCGTGACTTGTTAGAAGGACACCAAAAGATTGTTGACCTTCTAACTCAAGTATCAGAAGAAGCAGAAACTCAAAAGTCAAAAGGAACTATTAACCTTGTTGATGATTTAAATGAAGCACACGGCAAATTTATCTGGATGTTAAGGTCATTTACGCAATGACAGGATTTATGAATTATGATTATCGTAAGATGCAAAGATTGCAATAGAGAAATAACTAGCACTAATAAAACACAAACTTGTGGTTGTTCAAATATGATGACTGTAAAGGGAGATGGTGTATCTGCTGTTGACTTAAGTAGAGTGGTTATGGTAAACTCTACACAGAAAGAACAAAAAAATGTTCTTTCATCATCAGACCTTGCCTATCAAGAGGCAAGAAGACAGCGAAAAGTCCGTAAATTGGATTTTGAAATTCGCTAAATCTTTGGAAAGGTGGTCGAGTGGTTGAAGGCTCCAGTCTTGAAAACTGGCGAAGTGAAAGCTTCCGTGGGTTCGAATCCCACCCTTTCCGTTACATAGAATACTGATTTAATATTTTCTTCAGTTTTCTGTATAGTAGTGTTACAAAACACTGACATTTGATTGACGTTTAAAATTGCGTGATTAGTATATAGTAGTACTACTACTAAAATCCCAATGGATCAACATACTTATGAGAATTGGGTGAAAATCAAAGCAACTTTTGAAGAGTCTGGGAACACTAATAACATGTTTTATTATAGAGCGTGTGAAATTGTAAAAACAAAAAAAGACCCTTTAGCAAAATTTCTTGGAGATGAGAAATGATGCATGAACAAGAAGAATTTATTACACGTTCTGAAGTTCAGGAGATGATTGATGCCGCAATACGAAGACACAACCGTAATGCTTCTATCATTAGTATGTGCGTCGGTTGGGTGGTTCTTGCTTTATTTGCTGAGGGACTTTTGAGATTAGTTGGAGTTATTCCACCATTACTGCCATGGCTCAAAATCACATTGAATTAATTGGAATAGTTTTCCTTTTGGTGTTTGCTGCCACCATGTTCTATCAAGGAACATGCATTTTGAGAAATCATCGTGGTTATTCTTTACGTGATTACATGAAACAAGACAGCGCAAATATGCGTAAAAGAATAGAAGACTTACTCAAGGACAAATGATTTCTTTAACGGAAAAAGATTTACGAGAACTACAACAAAGAGTTCTTCAGCAAAAAATGAATGAACTCTTTGAAGAACCATCAACTTACGAAGACGAGGATGAAGATGATTAAAACACTTTTTCTATTATCAATCATATATTTTTCTACGATTGGTCTGTGGATTTATTGGGGATTAACCCATGCATACCAACCATAAACAAAGATATAACTTTGCTATGTCTGCTTTTGTGAGAATGTATGGATACTCTGTGATACATAATCATGATATCAAGCAGTTCTGCACTGAATGGTCTAACTGGCAAGTAAATGCTCCATTATCAGGGCTTGACGAAGCGGACCAATACTTGTATTATGAGTACAAGAACTGGAGAGGAAGATGATTTTTCATCTAGTTGAAACACTTGCAGCAAGTCCAATTTGGTTGGGTCTTTGTGGAGCAGGCTTGACAGTAGTTCCAATCCTTGGTATTATATACATACATTCAAAGAACAACGGGGCGTAGTTCAGCGGTAGAATGCTGGTTTTGGGAACCAGAGGTCACAGGTTCGATCCCTGTCGCCCCGACTCATAAAAATCACTTTATGAAAATGTATCAAGAACTAAACGAACTTCAATCATTTACAGTTGAAGAGTTTCAAAAAGATTTTGACAAACTTATAGAAAGAGTTGAGAACGGTGAATCATTTATTATACGAGATGGAAATAAAAACGCTGTGATAGTTCCTTACAATGAAACCATAAAGTACGCAATAGAATCTAACGTGGATGATGAATTGATACGTCTCCACACCGACCACGAAGAAGGTTCGTGATTTTCTTGGGAGTATAGCTTAATGGTTAGAGCGCCCTGCTTATAACGGGGTAGTCTGGGTTCAACTCCCAGTACTCCTACCTTGCTCCTTTAGCAATCTGGTGAATGCAGCGAACTCATAATTCGCCTGAGGCGTGTTCGATCCACGCAAGGAGCACTTGACAGAATCCCTGTCAAACCCTTATAATACTAAGGTCAACATTCAAAACAATGACTCTTACAGCAAAATTCAAGAAAGATGTGCAAACCCTTCGTGGTGCAGCAAATGGTGATTTCTACCTTGATGTAAAGAATCCGAAACTATACAAAAAGGTTCGCCGCTACTACGAAAACGAAGGTGTAGTATTCTCTGGTGATCCTCTTGATGACTATGAAATGCTTATGGAATACGTCGCTAGTGATCTTGAATCAGTTGAAGTAGCATGAAGACTAAAGTTCTTTTTGAACGTGAAGGATATCGCTTTGTAGAAGTTGGTATTCTTGAAATTAACGGTAAACCTGATTACCGTATGCAAAAACAAAATGAATACACCAAACGTTGGAATGACATTTATCTCTTTGATAATGGTTTACAATGTACTACTGCAATGGAAGACATTGAATATGCGAAATGGTTAGACCCAGATAGAGTTCCATGCTACGTTAGAGATGATGATTAAATAGACACGGATGGTCTATAACAGCACTGGTCGGGAGCAAACCCCTTTATGGCAAAATCTGATTTATTCAGATACATTGGCAATATTCTTCTTTTGTCGGGATATTTTTTCCTGCTTTGGGGAGATATGCAAATTGGATTATTTGTAAAATGTATTGGGAATATTTTTGTTGTTCCCTTTGCAATCAAATATAAGTTTTGGGATATACTTTTCTTATGTGGATTTTATGCTGCTATTGAAGTACCAAAACTAATCCAACTTTTCCTAGTTAAGTAAAACTAGGTGGTGGAGTCAATATGACCCCTTGGTTTCTTGCTTTTCCTCAAGAGCAAGTGGTGCGGATGGGGAATTCTTTCTCCGCCTGGTTTCCAATTTCCAGTTAAAGAATTGGTGGCGAGCCTGAGTTACCGAGGTGGGTTGCATAAACCCACCTTTTTTAGTATAATATATAAAGGGAGTTTAATGCAATCTATGAGTGATTATACGAAAACAGCACTTGTACTTGGTGCTGGTGGGTTTATTGGAAGTCATATGGTGAAGAGGTTGAAATCAGAGGGGTATTGGGTTCGTGGTGTGGACCTTAAGTATCCTGAGTTTTCTGTCTCTGAAGCAGATGAATTTATTCAGGGAGACTTGCGCGACATGAGTTTTGTTCGCCGTGTTCTTGAATTCAAAGGAGAGCAAGGTAATTTTTACGCTAATGTTCCTTATCGTTACATTCTTCCTTTTCACGAGATCTATCAGTTCGCTGCTGATATGGGTGGTGCTGGATTTGTGTTCACTGGAGAGAACGATGCAGATATTATGCATAACTCCGCAACAATTAACCTCAATGTCCTTGAAGCACAACGTCAACTGAATGAAACATTTAATGGTGTTGAAAAAGAATGGACTAATTGTAACCGTCCTGTTCTAGATTACCAGACTAAAATTTTCTACTCTGGATCTGCCTGCATGTATCCAGAGCACAATCAATTAGACCCAGATAATCCAGATTGTCGTGAAGAATCAGCATACCCTGCCAATCCAGATTCTGAATATGGTTGGGAGAAACTGTTCTCAGAGCGGTTGTTTTTCGCTTATTCACGTAACCATGGTATTCCTGTTAGGGTTGCTCGGTATCATAATATCTTTGGACCAGAGGGAACTTGGGAAGGAGGTAGAGAAAAAGCACCAGCTGCAATTTGTCGTAAAGTGGCATATCTTCCAAAAGAAGGTGGCACAATTGATGTGTGGGGTGATGGAAAACAGACTCGTTCCTTCCTGTATATTGATGAATGTATTGAAGCAACCCGTCGTTTGATGGACTCTAATTTCCAAGGTCCTGTGAATATTGGTTCTGAGGAAATGGTAACCATCAATCAACTTGTAGAAACTGCTGCTAAAGTTGCTGGTAAGAATGTGGAGAAGAATCATATTGATGGTCCCCTTGGGGTTCGTGGTCGTAACTCTAATAACGATTTAATTCGTGAGAAACTTGGATGGGATTACTCCCAAACCTTAGAAGAAGGAATCGCAAAAACGTATAGGTGGATTGAGGAACAAATAAATGTCAAGGCATAAGTTTAATCTTGTAGGCAATACCTTTGACTATGCCGATGCTCCAAAGTGTTCTGTTTGGGGTAAAGAGTCGAAGAAAACTGAATGGGTAAGTGAAGGTGGAGATGGAACCTTTTACATTGATGCTGCCATAGGTTATGCATTTGATGATGATGTTAAGGGTCCAAAGTATGCTTGGATTCTTGAGTCTGCTGCAATTCTTCCACAAATTACTGATTTTGTAAAAGGTGCAGGCAGAGAAAGAGTATTGAATTCTTTTGATATTATCTTTACTCATAACAAAGACTTAATTAAGATTAATCCAGAAAAATTTAAATGGGTTCCTGCACAGGGAACTTGGATTAAACAACCAAAGGTATATGAGAAGTCTAAGATGATTTCGATGATTTCCTCAAATAAAACAATGTGTGAGGGGCATAGAAAGCGTCTTGAATGGGTTGAAAGATTTAAGGATCAGGTTGATTTCTATGGTCGTGGGTTTCCGACCGAAATTAAGTTTAAGGAGGAAGGTTTGTGTGATTATATGTTCTCAATTGCAATTGAGAACGCTTCATACGAAACTTACTTTACTGAAAAAATCTTAGATTGTTTTGCCACTGGAACTATTCCCGTTTATTATGGTGCTCCTGATATTGGGGATTATTTTAATAAGGATGGCATCATTGATCTAAGTGAAGAGTTTGAGGTCTCAGATGATATCTACTACAGTAAAATGGATGCTATCGAAGAGAACTTAGAAAAAGCTAAAAAAATGGAAGTGCTTGAAGATTTTATTTGGGAGAATTATTTCGCATGACAAAAGAAGTATTTGATTTGGCAGTGTCTGAAGGTAGACCTGTTTGCTATTATATCTTTAGAGATCTTGGAATCGGTAAAGAGTGTAAGTATTTTGTAGAGACTGGAACTCATTTTGGTGGTAGCGTTCAGTTTGCTTTGGATCTTGGGTTTGAGCAAATTTACAGTTGTGAATTTATGGAGGATCGTTATCAGCATTGTATGGAAAAATTCCAAGACAATGATAATGTAAATCTTTGGTTGGGTGATTCCAGTGATTGCTTTGCTGATATGATGAAGCAAGTGGACAAAAGAACTTGCTTTTGGCTAGATGCTCACGGAGAGGGTGGTGGAGTTCCTACGTTTGAAGAACTTGATTTGATTGAACAGAATGAAATCAAGAATCATACCATTGTGATTGATGATATCCCCGTATATTTCCTTGGTAAAGAAAAGGAATTGGAAGAGAAACTACTTTCAATAAATCCTGATTATACGCTTAAGTATTATAAGTCTATTAATCCAACGGACGATTATGTTTTAGTTGCTTACGTCGAGTGATATGAAACCTTGCATAATTAAACAACCTGCGGGGATTGGTGATGTTTTCTTTCTTCAAAAAGTAGCACACACTTATCGGGAAAAAGGTTGCAAAATTATTTGGGCACTTAGAGATGATATTTTCTGGGTTTCTGAATACATACCTGATATTGAATGGTATAAATTGAGTGATCAGTTTCCAGGAAAAGAGTTGTTTAATTATGCTGGATTTGGTGAAACGGATGAATTTATTTACATAGATGCTTCAACTGCAGATAGAACTTTCAATACTGATCCCACAAGGATTATGTCTGCAAAATTTGGTTTAGTTGGACTTGATCACACTGACTGGGGAAAGTATTTTAAATTCAATCGCAACTATGAAAAAGAAAACAAACTTTATTATGAAGTTTTAGGTCTTACTGATGATAGTGAATATGTTTATGTAAACGATATTATCAATACTAATATAGTTAAGACCGGTAAATTTAATAATTTGGAGTTTAAGTATCCTGCAATTTTTAATCAAATCTATGAAGAATATACTTTATTTGATTGGATTAAAGTATGGGAGAATGCAAAAGAAATTCATACTATTCCAACAGGAATGTGTTTTATTATAGATGTCATTGACACTAAAGGAGAGATATACTATTATCCTCAGGACGAGAGACAATATAAAGATGTGATAGACATCTTTAGCAAAGTTACTGAATACAGAAATGCTTGAAAATTATTCAAAGAACATAGATGGAATTGTCTATCAGGTAGATAAACAACACATCGATTATGATAAAGATTATGTGAATACTCGCTATGTTAAGTATGGAGAACTTCCAACTTATATGGGATATTTGCGTTTAGGTAATATTATTGGATCTCTTAATCGAGTTCCAAAAAGTATTCTTGATGTTGGTTATGGTGATGGATCTTTTTTGAAAGTCTGTAATAATATTGTTCCCGAATGTTATGGGTATGATATTTCAACCTATCCTATTCCAAATGGATGTACTCAAGTTGAAAGTATTACAGAAAATTTTTATGATGTAATTACTTTCTTTGATTCTCTCGAACACTTTGAAGACATTGATTTTGTTCGTGATTTGAAGTGTAGTGCTGTGTGCATTTCTGTTCCTCATTGCCACTATAAAAACGATGAGTGGTTTGAGAATTGGAAACATAGGAGACCAAATGAACACCTTTGGCACTTTGATAAAAAATCATTGGTTACATTTATGAACAGAATGGGATATGAAATTATATCTTCTAGCAATGTAGAAGATACTATTCGTAAAAATAAGGAAGAAGAATCTAACATTTTGACTTGTGTTTTTAAAAAAGTAAAAGTATGAAAGCTGTTGTATTAGAAAAAATTGATGCACCTCTTGCGATTAGAGATGTTGAATTGACTGAACTAAAGGTGGGTCAGGTTCTTGTTAAGATACTTGTAAGTGGTTTGTGTGGCGCACAACTCCATGAAATTCGTGGTCATAAGGGAAATGCAAAGTTTCTTCCTCATCTAATGGGTCATGAAGGATGTGGCATTGTTGAAGAAGTTGGACCTGGTGTAACCACAGTTAAAGTTGGTGATAAGGTTGTGATGCATTGGAGACCTGGAACTGGAATTGAAGCACCATTTCCATCATATGTTCTCGATGGAAAATCGATGAGTAGTGGTAAAGTAACTACTTTAAGTGAGTATTCTATTGTATCCGAAAATAGACTAACTACTGTCCCTCAAGATACTCCAGAAGATTTGTGTGCAATTCTCGGTTGTGCTCTGACGACTGCAATGGGAATTATTGATAATGAGATTGATCTTAAGTTTGGTGAAAGCGTTGCTGTTGTTGGATGTGGTGGTGTTGGATTGAACTTGATTCAAGCAGCAGCACTTAAGAGTGCGTGCCCAATCTATGCAATTGATAATAATGTGACAAAGAGAGATCTTTGCTTTACTGCTGGAGCATCTCTCTTTACTAACTCTATCAACAATTTGGAGGAAAGTGTAGATGTAATTATTGATACTACAGGTATTCCTGAAGTTATTAGTGAGTGTGCATCAAAACTTTCTGGTAAAGGGCGTATGGTTCTAGTTGGGCAACCAGCTCCTGGACGTGGTATTGAGATTATGAATGCACTTAACCTTTTTAATGGTATGGGTCAAAGTATTAAAGCAACTCAAGGTGGAAAGACCAATCCTGCAGAAGATATCCCTCGTTATGTTCGTATGCATAAAGAAGGTTTGTTAGATATCAAGCAATTTGTTACACATCGTTTCAAACTAGATGAAGTAAATGATGCATTCGACTTGCTTAAGTCAGGAAATGCTGGTAGAATTATTGTCGAAATAGGAGTATAATAGATGAGAGGAACTGATTGGACGCCTGAAGGTCTTCGTTCTTTTGTAGATAAGATCGCAGAACATCACGATGCTGGTCGTTTGCCTTTTGCCCTCCACCTTCCTGGTGGTAATGAAGAGCAATTGATTGATATTTTTTCGAACATTAATGAGGGGGATTACGTTTTATCCACTCATAGAAATATGTACCATGCCTTGTTGCACGGTCTTCCTCCAGAAGAAGTTGAGAATAAAATTCTTAATGGTCGAAGTATGTTTATGTTTGATCGTGAACGTAACTTCTACGTCTCTGCTATTATTGGTGGACCTGTTGCAATTGCTGTAGGCATTGCTTGGGCATTGAAGCGTAAGGGATCAACTCAAAAGGTTTGGTGCTTCCTTGGTGATGGAACTGAAGATACTGGGCACTTTGCAGAAGCAGTGCGTTATGTGGATGGATTCGATCTTCCCTGCACCTTTGTGATAGAAGATGACAGAATGGCAGTAGAAGCACCAAAAGAACGTCGCTGGGGAACTGATAAAGACCTTGATTGGCCTTCTTGCGTTGTTCGCTACCATTACACTAAGACTCGCCCTCACATTCGTACTGGTAACTTTGCCGACTTGAAGGTGATGAAGGAAATTATGCGAACTGATGAGGAGTATTTCCCTCTTCTTCCTAAGCGCGAGTATCCAAAACCAGTTGATTATCATCCCCTTGATATAAAGTTCAAGGATGCAGTAACTCAGGGTATGACTGAACTTGGTGAAGATGGTGCAATCTTTATTGGATATAGTCTCATTCCTGGTGATGCAATGGGAACTCTCAAGAATGTTCCTGATGACCAAAAGATTGAAACTCCCGTTGCAGAAAATCTAATGGTTGGTCTTGCAATTGGTATGTCATTTGAAGGTTTTAAACCAGTTGTTTATTTTGAACGGCATGACTTTATGTTGGTTGCTGCCGATGCCATTGGCAATCATGTAGATAAAATTGAAAGAATCTCACACGGAGAATTTAAAGTTCCTATCATTCTAAAAACTGTTGTTGATGATGGTGGACTGTTCTATTCTGGACCTACTCATTCTCAGGACTTTACAAAAGTATTCCAAGAGTTGGTAGATTTCCCTGTTCTTGACCCTCAAACTCCAGAGGAAGCTTTGGATATGTATAGGTATGCCAAAGATAGTGATGGTCCTGTGATGATTGTAGAGCACAAAAAGTTCCACTGATGAAAACATATGTGTCCCTAGGAATCGGGGATTTATTTTTTCTCGATTCCATTCTTACAAAAGATGAGAAAGAAAGCATAACTGAAATCTATTGGGCATGTAGATTTGGATATGTGATGAAAGATTTGTTGGAGAATAACCCATCATATCCAAATCTTATCTCTCAATATGTTATTGATGATGAAACTGGAAAGGCAGCAATGGCAACGCTTGATCCTATTGCTGTCCCTTTTTGGCATTTTAGACCTGACTTTGAACGTAACTTTAAAGTTGGGTTAAAACTATTTGGTATCGAGAGTGATTGGGATAATCAAAATCTTCAGATAGTTGATGCTGTAAGTATGTTTCTGGATGACACAAGACCATTCCAAGAATCGTCTTTTATCAAACACGCCGATAGAATTGATGACAACTACATCGTCTTTCATTACCCAACATCAACCAGACCAAGAAGTGACATCGCACACATTACTGATGATGATGTTGAGTTTGTGAATCAGTTATCAAGAGAAACTGGTTATTGTGTCAAGATTATCTCCGATCATAAAGTAGATCTTGCAATTGAGAATCAAGAGCAGTTTATTAATGAACCCATTATTAAAGTAAAAGACTTGGTTGCCAATTGTAATTATTATGCTGGTTGCGATTCTTTCTGTAGTATTCTTGCGGCAAAAGCACTTCCAAAAGAAAACTTGTTTATTAAAACATCACCAAACTTTACTGGATGGAATAATTGGTTATTTCGAGCATTCCTTCCACATTCTCCCGAAGAAGTAAAGCAATTTTATAAACCATACATTGGAAGACCATGAGTAGTATACTAGTTATTGGTGAGACTTGTAGAGATGTATTTGTCTATTGTGATTCCAATAGACTTTGCCCAGAAGCACCTGTTCCCGTTCTGAATATTGTAGACCAGAGGGAAAACCCTGGGATGGCTGGTAATGTTCGTAGAAATATTGAGAGTCTTTCTGGAAAGGTAATTAACATAACAACCAATTCTAATTGGTATGAGATTGTAAAAACAAGATATGTGCATCGAGAGAGTAATCATATGTTCTTTCGAGTAGATACAACACAACCAACTCCTAGATTAAATGTTAAAGATCTTGATTTGGATTATGATTTAGTCGTTATTTCAGATTATAATAAAGGGTTTCTTCTTGAAGATGACATTTCATATATTTGTTCTAATCATAGTAATGTGTTTATAGATACAAAGAAAATTCTTGGTGATTGGGTGAAGGAAGCAAGGTTTATTAAAATCAATGATTATGAGTATCGTAATTCTGAAAAGTATTTGACAAGTGAGATAAAGGAAAAGATCATCCATACTATGGGGGGTCTTGGATGTGAGTATAAAGGAAAAAGATACCCAACTAAAAAAGTAGAAGTTAAAGATCTATCTGGTGCTGGTGATACTTTCATGGCAGCACTAGTAGTAAAATTTATAGAAACAGACAATATTGATAAGAGTATTGTATATGCAAATGAATGTGCATCTAAAGTAGTAACTCAAAAAGGAGTAGCAGTCCTATGATTATTCTGACTGGTTACAATGGATTTATTGGAAATGCTTTTTTGGATAAACTTGATAAAGAGAACCTTTATCGGGTTGGTATTGGTGGAGCATTTAATTTTTTAAATGAATACAATGACTGGGATAAAGTGCAACTAATACTTCATCAGGGTGCTATCTCAAGCACAGTTGAAACTGACATAAACAAGATACACAAATATAATGTTGATTTCACGCTTAGATTATTTGAGAAAGCCATTGAATATAAAATTCCAGTTAAGTATGCATCCTCAGCATCTGTTTATGGAAATCTTCAAGGCATCTTCAATCCATTGAACTACTATGCTATTTCAAAACTACAAATAGATTATTGGGTTCAGGATCATATTAATGACTTCTCTTTGATACAAGGTTTTAGATATTTTAATGTCTATGGTAATGGTGAAGACAGTAAGGGAGACCAAGCAAGTCCAGTAAGTAAATTTGCAAAGCAAATAAAAGAGACTGGAAAACTTAATTTGTTTGAAGGATCGGATAAGTTTTTGAGAGATTTTATTTGTGTTAATGACGTTGTTGATGTTGTCCTTAACAATGAGAAAGGATCTGGAATCTATGATCTAGGAACTAGCAATCCTGTGAGTTTCCAACATGTTGCAGAATGTGTTGCAAAGAAGTATAATGGTGATATTAACTATATTCCTTTCCCTGACCATTTGGTTGGTAAGTATCAAGACTACACTAAAGCAAAATGTGAATGGGGGGATTATAAGTTTATGCCCGTAGAGGACTACCTTAAATGATTACAGTATGGACAAATGGATGCTTTGATATATTGCATCCAGGACATATGGAATTATTCAAGATTGCCAAATCTCTTGGTAATCGTTTGATTGTTGGTATCGATGAGGACCAAAAAGTTCGTAATGATAAAGGACCTAATCGTCCAGTAAATTCATTGTCTTTTCGTAAGGCAATGTTGGAATCAAATAAACATATTGATATTGTAATTCCATTTGGTAGTCGTCAAGAACTTGAGAATCTAATTCAACTTTATTCTCCAGACATTCTCCTTGTAGGTGGTGACTGGAGAAATGGTGATGTTGTTGGTAGACAATTTGCTAAGGAAGTAAGATTCTTAGATAGAGTTGGTGGATATTCTACTACTGATATTATAAGGAGAATTCATGAAATACGTTGTTGACATTGATGGGACAATTTGCGATAAACCAAGTAATATGCATCACGATGGCGATTACTCTATTAGTGTTCCAATCCCAGGTAGAATTGAAAAAATAAATAAACTATACGAAGAGGGACATACTATCGTATATCTCACTGCTAGAGGTATGGGAAGGCACGGTGATTCTAGGATGTTAGCACATAAAGAATTTTATAATCTAACTTATAATCAACTCATAAATTGGGGTTGCAAGTTTCACGAACTTCACATGGGTAAACCCTCTGGCGACTTTTACATTGACGATAAGGGTATCAATTCTAATGAGTTCTTCAATTAAATTTGTCCCTAAGGGATGGGGATTTGAAAAATGGATTGTAAACAATGAGCAATACTGTGGTAAACTTTTATACTTCGCACAGGGAAGAAAATGCTCTTGGCATTATCATAAATTAAAAGATGAAACTTTTTACATTCAATCTGGATGCATAAAGTTGTTATATTCTGATAATGATAATAGAGAACTTGCTAATATTATTTTCTTAAAGAAGGGAGATAATTTTCACATTTATCCTGGTCTTCGTCATCAGATGATTGCTCTAGAGGATACAGAATTATTTGAATTTTCTACTCAGCACTTTGATGAGGATAGTTACAGAATTATTAAAGGAGATTGATTATGATTGGTATGAATAAGTTGGGACAAAAGGGTAGACTGGGAAATCAATTATTTCAGTATGCTGCTTTAGTTGGGATTGCTAAGAATATGGGATATGACTTCTGTATTCCCGATCATTCAAAGGCAACTTGGTTTGATCAACAAGTTGATGGAAATACTGTAACTGTATATCATCAACTTCAGCATCTTTTTGAGATGAACTATCTGGATGGTAGATTTGGTGAAGTTGATGGATATGATATTGATGTACACCAAGCGGAATTTTGTGAAGAACTCTTTAATGAATGTCCAGATAATTCAAGTCTTCTTGGGCATTTTGAGTCATACCACTATTTTAAAAATGCTGAAGAAGAACTCCGTAAAGACTTTGTAGTGCGTGAGCACCTAGTTGAAGCAGCATCAAAGTTTCATAAAGATAAAGGAACCCAGAATCCTGTATGTGTAAGTGTTCGACGGGGTGACTACATTAAGTTTCAAGATCATCACCCTCCTTGTGTAGAATCATACTATAGAGAGTGTATGGAAAAACTTGGAAAGGAACGTCAATATGTTATAACTTCTGATGATATTGAATGGTGTAAAACCGTCTTTATTGGAGATAATTTTATATTCAATGACGATGCACCTGAAAATGTGTATAAACCTCATTTTGATTTTGCTGTTGGAACTCTATGTGACGATTTCATTATTGCGAATAGTACTTTCTCTTGGTGGATTGCTTGGGTTGGTGGAAAGAAGGATAAGCAAATTTTTATTCCTAAACCATGGTTTGGACCTGCTCTTTCTCACATTGATACTGAAGGATATTATGTTCCTGGTATGAATATTGTTGAAAGAGAGATTATAAGACTATGATGGATTTAACTTTCTTAATTCCAACTAGAATCGAAACCGAAGATAGGTTGAGAAATATTATTTCATCTGTTTCTTATCTTCTTGCATACGTTCCTGCAAAAGTGATTGTAAAGGAAGTTTCTGGTCGCAATACATTTAAGTTTAGAGCTCTACCTGAGATTAAAAAAAGGGTTAGTACAGAAAATCTAACTCATTTGTATGAGGAAAATAATGATCCTTTATTCTGCAAGAGTAAAGTTTTAAATGATTTGATAGTTGCTTCGGATACAAAAGTTGTTGCAAACTATGATGCTGATTGTATCCTTCCACTGTCTTCATACCACCAGGCATATGGTGCAATTAACGATGGACATGCAGATGTAGTATATCCATATGGATGTGGAATCTATCAGTGGAGAGCAGAATACAATATGGATATCTTTGAAGACTTTATGAATAAGTTGGATATATCTGTTCTTGACAGAAATAAAACACTATCCAACTCTACAATTGGATGGACACAGTTTATCAATAGGCAGAAGTATATTGATTCCTATATGATGAATGAAAACTTTGTTTCCTGGGGATGCGAAGATGATGAGTTTTATTTTCGTATGAGTACTTTGGGAAATCGTATTGCAAGAATTGATAACTATGTCTATCACTTGGAACACGGTAGAACTCACAACTCTTGGTTTAGTAATCCAAACTTCAATAACAATTGGACTCTGTGGAATACAATTAAAACATTTGACAGAAACCAATTGGTAGAGTATTATGAAAATCAAGACTATCTAAAAACACGTAAAGCACAATTGAAATGATAGGATTTAATGCACTTGGGCGAATGGGAAGGTTTGCCAATCAGATGTTCCAATATGCAGCCTTAAAAGGTATTTCCAGAAAAATTGGAACAGATACTTGTATCCCTAATCATACTCAAGTAGTTGATGATGGAATTGGAAATAAATTAAGGACTGAATTGTTTGATTCTTTTAATCTGAATACAAAAGTTGGTCTCCTTAACAATGGACACGCTCCTGTTGTTAATGAGAGATTTTTTCATTTTGATGAAGAACTTTTTAATCTCTGTCCAGACCACGTAAGTCTTCAAGGATATTTTCAAACAGAAAAATATTTCAAGCATATTGAAGATGAAATCAGAGAAGAGTTTACCTTTAAAGGTGAAATTCTTTCTCCTTGTAAAGAAATGATTTCTTCTGTAGATAATCCGATTGCTTTACATGTTCGTCGAACAGATTATGTAACTAATAGTGCAAATCATCCTCCTTGTTCTTTGGAGTATTATGAGGCAGCATTGGAGCATTTTGATAAAGATAGAAACGTTATTGTGTTCTCTGACGATCCTGCCTGGTGTAACCAACAAGAATTGTTTTCTGATGATCGATTTATGATTTCCGAAAATACAGACAACAGAGTTGACTTATGTTTGATGTCTCTTTGCGATGATTTTATTATTGCAAACTCATCATTCTCTTGGTGGGGAGCTTGGTTATCAACAAATGAAGATAAAAAAGTCATTGCACCTTCACAGTGGTTTGGAAAGGAAGGATACACAAAAGATCATGACACTAAAGATTTAATCCCAGATAGTTGGACTAGAATTACCAATGGATAAAAATAAATCTGCACATAAATTAAAAGGTCTTCCGAAGATTTACTGGTTAAATTTAGACGCCGATACAGAAAGACGTGAGTATATGGAGCAGCAGTTCCAATACTGGGAGATTGAAAACCATACTCGCATCTCTGGATATGATGGTAGAGTTGATGATGTTGCTTGTCATCTTAAAGGAAGGATTCCTGACAATGTAAGTCAAAATGAACTTGGTTGTTGTATGTCTCATCTTAAGGCAATTAAAACCTTTTATGAGGAGACTGATGATGAATATTGTTTGATTCTTGAGGATGATGTAAATTTTGATATTGTAAAATATTGGAACTTTACTTGGACAGAGTTTTTCTCTCTTGCTCCTTATGATTGGGATTGTTTGCAACTAACAACTATCTGTACTGGTGATATTCATGTTAGATTGCATTTGAAGTTTATTAATGATTTTTCTGCAGCAATTTATTTGATTACTCGTCATCATGCTGCAAAACTAATGAGAAATCATGTTCGTGGAGATAAATTTAAATTAGATAATGGTGTAAAACCAAGGGCTGTTTCTGAAGATACAATTTTAGAAACGGGTAAGACATATACAATTCCTTTATTTTTGTATAACTTGAATATGGGGTCTACTATTCATACTGACCACCTTAGTATCTTCCATAAAGGACCACACGATGCTTTGCTAAATTATTGGCAACAACAAGGTGCTACGATCGATATTAGGGAACATATGAATTATGATCCTTATTTGGGTAGAATCGTTGAGAGTTCTGCACCCCCACCACAACAAAATGCTTGACATGATCCCAAAGAGAGTGTTAAAATAGTCAGACCTTGAGGAAACTTAAGGTTTTTTTCATATTCTATAGAAGAAATAAATTTTATGAAACTCAAACAACTGATGCTTGCACCTGTTGCTCTGGGAATGGTTGCCCCTGTTGCTGCGAATGCCGCAGACCTTAATATGGCAGCAGTCAATCAATATTCCTCTGAGCAGGTTACTAGCGTCAACCAACTTTCTGATGTGCAACCAACCGATTGGGCATATCAGGCACTTAGCAACCTCGTAGAGCGTTATGGTTGCGTTGCTGGTTATGCCAACGGCACTTATGGTGGCAGTAAGGCAATGACCCGCTATGAGGCAGCAGCACTTCTGAATGCTTGCCTGGATCGTGTAACTGAAAATACTGATGAACTCAAGCGTCTTGCTGATGAGTTCCGTAATGAACTGACTGTTATTCAAGGTTCTGTTGCTAAACTGGAAACTCAGGTTGGACAACTTGAAGCAACCCAATTCTCAACCACTACTAAACTGAAAGGTGAAGCATCTTTCGTTCTTGGTGGTGTTGATAATGCTTGGACCCCTGGTTCTACTGCAAGCACCAATGTTGGTAATACTGCTTTTAATTACGATCTTCGTATCAATCTTGATACTTCTTTCACTGGTAAAGACCTGCTCCGCACTCGTCTGCGTTCTGGCAACTTCTCTTCACAACCCTTTGGTTCTTCTTCTTCCCTGTTCAAACTGGACAAGGCAGAGAGTACTGCTGATGCTGTGAAACTTGACCGTCTGTACTACAGCTTCCCTGGACTTGCTAAGGGTGTGACTCTGACTGCTGGTGCTCTGGTTCGTAACACTGAGATGACTTGGATTCCTTCTGCTTATAAGTCGGATGTTCTGGACTTCTTCCAACTTGCTGGTGCCCCTGGTGTCTATAACAAGGCAACTGGTTCTGGTTTCGGTGCTCAGTGGGTCCAAGGTAAAAAGGGTTTTGTTGCTGGTCTGAACTATGTTGCTCAAGGTGGATCTGATTCCACTAAAGGTGAGTTTAACGAAAAGGGTTCTCTGAACACTCTTGCTCAGATTGGTTATCGTGCTCCTAATTATGGCGCTGCATTCGGTTATCGTTATGGTACTGAAGGCACCCGTGTTCGCACTTTCAACGGTATTCTTGGTTCTTCTGGTGCTCTTGCTCCTGGTCAAACCTCTAATGGTTATGCTCTGAGTGCTTACTGGCAACCTTCCAAGTCTGGCATCATTCCTTCTGTGAGTGGTGGTTACGGTTGGAACACTGTAAGCTTGAATGCTGAAGGTCAAGCAACTCCTAATGGTGCTACCGATTCGCAAACTTGGTATGCTGGTCTCCAGTGGTCTGATGTGTTTGCTAAGGGCAACTCTGCTGGCTTCGCTATCGGTCAACCTGGTAATGCAGAAGGTCTTGAGAAAGACGCAACGATGTGGGAAGTATTCTATAAGTATCGTGTAAGCGATAATATTACAGTTACTCCTGCAGTGTTCTATGTGTCAAACAATCAGGCACTTGCAGATACCTCCTCTAACTATGGTGGGGTAGTTCAAACTACTTTCCGTTTCTGATAAACTACTCATAATATGAGTGGAAGCACCCCTTTCTGGGGTGCTTTTTTATGAAAACCAAACCTTAACCAAATCTTAGTGGACTTTAAAGTTTCCTTCCAGTATTATTACTTACGAAGTCAATTCACTTCTAAAACTCTTTTATGAAACTCAAAAACTTTATTGCTATTGGTCTAGTTGCTGCTCCTGCTGCTGCTCTTGCTGGACCTGCTCTGAATGGTGCTGGTGCTACCTTCCCTGCACCGATTTATCAACGATGGTTCCAAGATTATGCACGAACTTCTGGGAATAGGGTTAATTATCAGTCCGTTGGTTCTGGCGCTGGTGTTCGTCAATTTATTGCGGGCACAGTTGACTTCGGAGCAAGTGACGAACCAATCAAACCAGCAGAAGCAGCAAAGGTGAAGCGTGGTGTCGTTCAAATCCCTATGGTTGGTGGGACGATTGCTGTTGCTTATAACAAGCCTGGATGCAAACTGAAACTAACCCAGAAGCAAACTGTTGATATTTTTTCTGGTCGCATTAAGAACTGGAACCAAGTTGGATGTACTGCTGGTCCTATGACTGTGGTTCATCGTTCTGATGGTTCTGGAACCACTTATGCATTCACTAACTCTCTGGATGCTTTTGGTGGTTGGAAACCTGGTGTTGGTAAATCTGTAAATTGGCCTGTTGGTGTTGGTGCCAAGGGTAACGAGGGTGTCTCTGGAACTATCAAAAACACTCCTGGTGGCATTGGTTATGTGAATACAGGATTTGTCCGTGCCAACAAACTTCAAGCAGCAGTTCTTCAAAACAAAGCAGGTAAGTTCGTTGGACCTTCTGCTGTGACTGGCTCTGCTGCTCTGAATGGTATTACTCTAGATGCAAACCTTGCTGGTGAGAACCCCAATCCTGCTGGTGTAAATGCATACCCCATTTCTACCCTGACTTGGATCCTTGCATATAAGAAAGGTAATGGTGCAAAAACGAATGATATCCGTGCCGCTATCAATTATGCTTTAAGCACTAAGGCACAATCTATTGCTGATGACCTTGGATATGTTCCTCTTTCGGGAAGTGTTCTCAATAAAGCACGTCTTGCTGTTGGTCGTATCGGTCAATAATGTAAGCATTTATACTTACTAAAGTCAGAATTCTCTAACAAGGGTGGGTTTCCCCCTTGTTTTTTCTTTAGATTTCCTATATAATTGTGTAACAGTTCTTTACAAAACCATTATGACTGTAACAACTAATGATCGTGGGCAACAAAACATGTGGGCAATTGAGCCACCTGTTTACATTTCTGATGAAGATGCAAAGAAGTATGGGATGAAAAGTTATGCTGAACGAGCCGAATCTGCTAATGGTCGCTGGGCTATGCTTGGGATCGTGGCTGGTTTTATCTCTTATGCCCTGACAGGGAATCTGTTTTTTGGTGTAATTTGAGACTTGACAATGACTTCAATTATCTTTACAATGACTAGTGTTGCCTTTTTTGTTTTACTGGCACACTCAGTCAATCAACTTTCAGAAACTTATTAATTTATGACGTACAATGTTACTCTCCGCTCTCCCGATGGCACCGAAACCATTATTCAGTGTGATGAGGATACTTACATTCTTGACGCAGCAGAAGAGGTGGGTGCCGATCTTCCATATTCCTGCCGTGCAGGTGCATGTTCATCTTGTGCAGCAAAAGTAATTGAGGGGACAGTTGATAACGAAGATCAAACATTTCTTGATGATGACCAACTCGCAGAAGGATTTATTCTGACTTGTACTGCATATCCTAAATCGGATTGTGTTATCCTCATTGAGCAAGAGGAAAATCTGTGACTGCTGGAATGCTTGGGCAGTTCGCACTCGCTCTTCAAGAACTGGGATGGGACGCCAACGATGAACTCTCTGTTGAGATTGGTGGCGTAGCAGTAACTGGAACTGCAACTCACCCAGACGCAAACGCAAAGTGGGCGAAACCATTTGGAACCGTAACTTACCAGAACGACGCTTTTATTGTTATCAAGAATAAAACCAGAAGTCCTATGGTTTTCTCCCAACCCAATCCAGAACTTAAACAACAACACCCTTACAAAGGAGAAAAACAATGAACGAAAGAGCAGAACGTATTAATGGTTGGGCAGCAATGATCGGTATTATTGCTGCGATGGGTAGCTATGCTGCCACTGGTCAGATAATCCCCGGAATCTGGTAGATTTATTACGTAACTACTTATTTTTATAAATAATTTAAAGTAGTTACGTAATACTATGTCTGGGAAGGGAAACCCCAAAGGAAATATACCTTGGAATTCTGGTAAAAAAGGCACTTATAAAAATGTAGAATATCATATTAAATCAAATGGTGAAATATGGGGCATTAGAAAAAATAAGTGCTATCTAATAGAAGGTTGGATAAACAAAAAAGGATATCGGTCATATACCATAAATGGTAAATCTATTGATGGTCATAGACTTGTTGCTGAAAAATACCTCCCTAATCCAGAAGGTAAAGAACAAGTAGACCATATTAATAGGATACGACACGATAATAGAGTTGAAAACCTTCGTTGGGTTACTAGAAAAGAAAATGGTGAAAATAAAATTTGGGGTGGAACCGAAGAAAATGCTATTAATTTTTTAAAAGAAATGGGATATACTATAATTCCACCAAAAACTATTAAGGAGAAAAATTAAAATGGAGGTTAAAATGCGTAGCGAAGGTTATACTATTCCTGAAGTTCAATTTGAATTTCGGGAATCTGGTGAATTTGTAACTCGTACATCTTCCGAACTTTTCAATGGAAAGCGTGTGGTCATTTTTAGTCTGCCTGGTGCTTTCACTCCTACTTGCAGTGCCTATCAGCTTCCTGGATTCGAAGAGAAATACGACGACTTTATTGGTCTTGGCATCG